CAGCTAAACCGTAGCCCGCTATGATGCGGATCGTTACGGCGTTAGCCTGTAATCTCACCGATGGCCACGACTGCCCATAAGCGAGCCTGATAATACCCGGATCGGCGTTGATATCAACATCATAAACACTGGTAGCTAGCGTCTGAGTGTCGCCGCCTGAATCAATGTAAGTGACCGACGTGACCGACTGCAAGGGTGCTTTTGGGATCTCTATGCAGGCCTCGAACCGATCAAATAACACGTCCAACGTCTGAGTAATCAGCGCTCTCTGCAAATAGATTTCAGTGCTGTTCGTAACCGCCCTGATCAGGTTATTGATATACCCATCGTCATCACTAATCGACACGTTCATGTGTTGTTTCGCCTCTACGAGAGAGACGGGGAAACGTGCCGGGGCTGTGATTAGTTTAGTGGGCATTTTTAGAATTCCATTGAGCGGGTTTCCCCGCTCGCATTATTACTCAGGTGGGTTTGCCGTTGGTGCGCTGCCGGGGTGACCAAGTAGCGGAATGATCGCGATAGGCGCTGCCGAAGTGTTGTCGGCAGGCGTCACCGTGCATTGAACATAGCGTTTTGAGCCTTTGTAGCCGATCTTTCGAGCCTCATCATCATCGCCAAAAGCGAACCCCGCCAGCACCTCGGTGCCCAGTAAATCAGCATCGGAAACATTAGCGGCGTCGGATAAATTAGCAGCGGCACCGTCTTGGACTAGCACGGTAAAAGTAGCATTTACATCGGCCAGCGTGCCAGTGGCAATCAAGAATTCAAGGCTATTGTAGCCCTGCCGGTCAATGATGCCTGATACCGTGGCAGTATTATCTGCATTTGCCGTCACCGCCACCCCGGTAGGATGAATGTTACTGTGTAAATCTTGCATTTGGTTTTTCTCCCATGTTTAAGATTGGCCCGATTTCTCGGGCCATCAATGCGATTATATTACGCTGCGAATTTCAGCAACTTGATGGCCGCGAAATCCTGAACACCGCCACCAACGCGCTTGGTCGTATAAAACATCACGAAAGGCTTGTTTGTGTAGGGATCGCGAAGAACACGAACACCCATTCGGTCGGTAATTACATAGCCGCGATTGAAGTCACCATAAGCCAGGGACAGGCTGCCGGTAGCTAGGTCGGGCATGTTGTCATCGATCTCAATAGGCTTTCCTAATAACGTTGCAGATGCTCCAGCTTCTAGACCAGCTCGCCAAATGTAGTTGCCGTCGTTGTCTTTCAACTTTCTAACTCCCGCAAGCGTTGCGTCATTGGTTAAGAAGCTAGCGTTATTACGATAACCGCGCTTCAATGCATGCTGGAGGTCAATCAACGCATCGCCGCCGTCCGGTGTAGCTGCAAAGCCGCCATTAACGCCAGTGGAGATAAACCCAAGGCTACCCCATGCATAATTAGCATTAGCCACCGATGAGTAACTCAGAAAGCCATAGGGCTGATTGACGCCAGACCCATCGATAAATGCTGATCCTTCTTGCTCCGCGAATTCAATCGCGACCTCTTCGGCAAGCCATGCCTCAACATTAAACACGGAATCATCGAGCATTCCCTGAGTAGCTGCCGGGTTCGCGTAAAGCTCCTTGGTCGGGAAGTCGAGCATCTTCAAGGCCGGCGTGCCTGTTTCGGGTCGATCCTCTTCTTCGCCAACCCAGCCGGAACTTGAACCGCCGACATTATGCAATTTCTTGTATGTCGAGCTACCAACGGGCTGCACGCGGGCAAGGCTTCGCATGGCAGACATCGTGCCTTCTATGCGAGTAATGGCACTGTCAACCTCTTCGGGAACAGTCCATCCACCATCGGGGTCAGATTGTGTGGTTAGTTCAGCGCTGACCTCAAGTTCGCGCAGCCCATCATCATAACCCTTGCGCATAAATTTATTAAACCCGACTTTGTGCGCCGAAACTGATTTGTTGTCGCCTGCACCGCCACCTGGAAGGCGGTTCGCGCTAGCTTCAATCGAGTCCACCTGGTCTTTCATTTTTTGCAGCTCGGTTAAATCAGCGCTGATCGTACTGAGCCTGTTTTCGATTTCACCAGATGCTTTTCCGGTTTTTTCAATCTGCACCAGTCGATCCTCGTTTGCAGCCTTGAACTGCTCAAATCCGGCACCCAGATCCGCAATGGCCTGTTTTAATTCTGCGCTCATGATGTTTTTCCTTTGATAGTTGCGTTAAGCGCGTTCACACACGCCGTTAATTCAGCACTATCGTCAGCGTCCCGCGTAACGTTCTTGCTGTAGCCGTTAGATATTAACTGCCTAGCGGCTGCACGAGTAAGCCCAGCGTCCCGCGTAAGCACTCGTTCAATTTCTCTTTCGGTCGGCATGTCATTCACGCCGCGCCGGTCTTCTCGGTGGATATTATCAGGCATGTGGCTAAAAATGCCAGTATCAAATTTTGCCACTACCTGATCAGCCTCTCCGATCGTCTCATCAACAAAGCCGAATTCCTCCGCCTCTTTGCCGATGTACCAGGTTTCATCGTCCATAGCGGATTGTATTTCTTTACTGCTTTTTCCTGTTTTTTTGACGTACATCTCACCGAGCGTTACGCCAATTCGAGCCAGCAAGTCAGCGTCTTTTCTCAAGTCGCGATGATCGCCCATCGAAAACGACCACGGATTGTGAATCATATAATAGGCATTACTAGCCATTTCCACGGTATCACCAGCAAGGGCAATTATTGACGCCATCGATGCGGCAATCCCGTCTACGCGGGTGGTTATCTTTGCAGGATGGCTTTTGAGTGCATTATAAATAGCAGTGCCGTCGAACACATCACCGCCCGGCGAATTAATGGCCACGGTTATATCGCTTGACTGGATTCGATTCAGATCGCTAACGAACGAATCAGCATCAATAAAAGGCCAGCCGATAACATCATATATCCTTATCTCAGCACTGCCATCAGCATGATTCTTAATGGCGTACCAGTCTTTATCAGCAAGGGACTTACCCCAAAAGTCAGCAACAAACTTTGCTGATTTACTGTTTCGATGTTTTGCATTAAGTAGCATTAGGTTCGACCTCTGGCGTTTCTTCGCTTGCTGGCATTAAGTTGGCGGCAATGTAAAATTCATTACCACCATCATCTTCGCGCGGGTTCATATTCTCTTTTGATCTTATCTCATTCGGGCTCATCACGCCGATAGAATGCATTTTCATGTAATATTCAGACCGCGATTTTGAATCACCCCGCAGCAACCCATCGACAAGAAATTCTGCAAACAACTTCTTTCGCTCCTGCTTTGTCAGCAAGTCGCGCCACAATGATTGCTCCCAACGAACAAACCACGGCATCATCGTGTCAGTCACAAACTCAAGACCTTGATGTTCAATATTATTATTGGTTGCTTTCTCAAGATGGCCTATCTTATGCGGTGGCATCCTGTAAATTCTGGCGATATCCTCCACTCGAAATTTCATACTCTCGATATATTGCGCATCTCGATTCGTCATTGAGACTTGCTGCCAATCTAAGCCATCTTCAAGCAGCGCGGTCTTTGATGAGTTCTCGCCATTCATTGCCTCATCCCAGCTTTCCCGCACCCTTCTTGCGACCTCGTTATCCTTAAACTCACCGGAGTGCTTGAGAATGCCGCTCATCTTCGCGCCGTTTTTAAATGACAACGCGGCCTGCTTGTTTGCAGCAAGGGCGATTCCTATCGTCTCCCTGTGGTATTCGAGTGGCGAAATTCCATGAACACCATCAAATGACAGGCCGGTGATGCGATAAACCTGGTCTTGTCTTAATAGTATTTGAGCGCCATCAGGATCAGTAAATACATAGCTCAAGCTGTAATCTTTTGCCTGGGTAACGGCCACCCTGTCCGGATGCATGGGCAGCAACTCAAGTATCTCGCCAGTGGATGAGCGATTAATAAACGAGTACGCATTGCCTCTCAGGCACAGGTGAGCAGTCTTCGTCTGCCTCCAGTCGAAGCTTGTCTGAAAATCATTCGGGGCATCGTGAAGTAGCGAGTAGAGGTTATTGCTGATGGCTCGATCTTTGCGCTTACCATCACGCTGATATAAAATAAACGGGAGCTGCGCGACGGTCTCAGAGATAGTCAGCACGCACGCATAAACGGCTGATGCCCGCATTGCTGATTTTGGATTTATGGCAATGCCGGCGCTGGATCCGTAGCCCAGCCCTATGGCTTTGGCCAGCTCGCCAGAGTCGGTAATCACTGCTTTTGGGCTAAATAGCTTATCAAGAATCAATTTCTCGTACCTTTATACGCGATAGCCATCAGCACGGCCCCGGATGAAATGAATACAATCCTCGGGTCAAACTGCCAGGTGCCCCAGCAAAGCAGCGCAAACCCAGCAAGCCCAATCACATCCAGCATTAGATTTTTCAAAACGAAACCACCCCGCGCTTATCGTAGGCACTATCAGTCGGCTCACGAGTCATTGCCCTATTCATAGACATAATTAACGCCACCACTCCATCGATTTTATTCCCCACTCGCTCTTTGTTTGGGTAGATATTATCCTTTTTATCAAGCTGCGCGGTAACATTTCCGAACATCCATCCTAGCACGGGATCGAATTCAAATTCTATTTCACCGGATATTATCAGCTTTTCAACCTCCTTCATCGGCTCCGAGAAGTTTTTCACGTTCTGTCCGACTTCGACCATCTCAAATCCCTCGGCCATCATGCGGGTAGAAAACTGCGTAGCCTGGTACGGATCAAATGGCACTTCGATGATATCAAATATTTTACCAGCATCTTTCAAATCATCCTCAATAACCTCAAAATCAATGACATTACCCGGCGTCGCTTCCATCCATCCTTCGGCATGCCACGCCTTATAGCGAGTATTGCCGCCCTGCAATATTACATCCTCCGGCAGATAATGCCTAAAGAACGCCCTGTATTTGTTATTGCCACTTTGCGGCGGAAACAATATACAGCGCGATGCGATATCAATCTTGCTCGCTAGATCAAACGAGGCGTAACATTCAAGGCCTCTAAAATCATCGATAGACAGCTTCTTTTTGCGACACTTTTGGAGCGCCAGCATGTTCATCCACGCGGCTTTAGCGCCAACCCATAGGTTGAGGTGCTTGGTTTTGTAGGCGACTTGCTTAGTGGCGCTCCGCTTTGCCGCTAATAACTGACCGGCCAGGAATTCGGGATCCACGCTAATCCCGTAATTAGGATTAGCCTTCTTCTGGGCCTCGATTGTATCCCACTGATCACCCTCATCTAGCGTATAAATCACCCCAAAAACATTATCATCAGCCTCGGCGCGAGATAGAATCTTTTTAACATCGTCGCGCATTGAATAGCACGGCCCGCCCATATCTGACCCTGCGGTGGTGATATGCAGCAGTAGCGGGTTATCACGGGCACCCATGCCAGTTTCAAACGTATCAATTAGATCCGACGTTTTGTGCTCGTGGAATTCGTCGGCAATCGCACAGGAAGGGCTTGAGCCGTCACCGGGATTCCCGATCACAGGTTCAAACTTTGACCCGTTATTTAGTATCGTCAAAGAATTTGCGTTAACCTCAATGCCGAATTTCTTAACGAACAAAGGCGTCTTGCTGCAAATCGCTTTTGCGGGGTCAAATATTTCATGGGCCTGTTTTTTTGACGTTGCGCCGCAATATATTTCAGCGCCATGCTCGCCATCTATTGCCAGCATGCCGAGGCCAATACCTGCAAACCAAAAAGTTTTCCCATTTTTCCTCGGAACCTCAATATAAGCAACACGGAACCTACGTCGATCAGCTTCAGCGCGATAAAACCCGAAAATATTAGCCGTACAAAATACCTGGTAGGGGCTGAGCTCGAATTTTAAGCCCTTCGCTGCCCACTTGCCTTTGACGTGCGGCAGCTTCTCCAAAAACTCACACCACTTTTCAACCTCGGAAACCCGAAACTCAAGGTCATCGCGACCCAGGTCATCAATAAATCGCTGGCATGCCTGTCTGACAAATAGGCATGCAACAATCGATTCATCATCCGATTCCGGCTTTAGGATGCACTCAGCATACAGCAAGGCGCGCTCACTGAAACTGAGAGCGTCAGAATTCTGGTTCTGATTTGCCACTGGATGGCGCGATTATTCGACTGCGAGCGCTGGGGGTTAGGCCCAGCTCCACGGCGCATAGTCTTAGCTGAGTGTGACGGGCGGCTGGGAATTCTTCCTGGTCGGTCTGGAGCTCAGAAAACAGCATGCAGTACTGGCAAAGGGTGCTGGTGTCGGCGCTTGTTAGTACGCCGGATTCCGCCATGAGCTTTACGACGCGCTTCCATTCTACTTTTGCAGCCTCTGGTAGCCACTCGGGGGGGGTAGCGGTTATTGACCCCGCGACCTTTGGCTTCTCCCTTGGGTCACCATGCCGATCCTTGCGATGGGTGCCACTAAGTAGATGAACATTATCTGGTTTTCGCTTATTGGCCATTACAAAATACCCCGCAAATCAATGATATACAAAACGCCCAACTGACTGTGTAAAAATGTGGC